CTGTCAGATGTTGCACTCAAAATGGCATTAGAGGTGGATCAGCGACTGTCCACTTCCCAATCTGGCACCAAGAAATAGAGGACATTTTAGTTCTCAAGAACAACAAAGGAACCGAAGACAATCGTGTCAGAAAACTCGACTACTCAATCCAAATCTCAAAACTCTTCTATGAAAGGTTTATCGAAGATAAGGAAATCACGCTTTTTTCTCCCCATAGTTGTCCTGACTTGTTTGAGAGTTTTGGGACCCCTGACTTTGATGAGTTATATTGCCGTTACGAACTGGATGAATCAATCCCCAAGCGAACAATCGGAGCTCAAGAACTGATTATGAATCTCCTTAAGGAGAGAGCAGAGACAGGTCGTATCTATATCATGAATATTGATCACTGTAATGAACACTCTTCCTTCAAGGACAAGGTAAGTATGAGTAATCTCTGTCAAGAGATCACTCTACCCACAGAACCTCTCCAACATATTGACTCTATAGATGGCGAGATTGCCCTCTGTATCTTGTCTGCAATCAATGTAGGTAAGTTGACTAAGTTGGAGGAGTTGGAAGACCTCTGTGACCTTTCTGTGAGGTCTCTGGAGGAGTTGATTGACTATCAAGATTATCCAGTAAGAGCAGCAGAGATTGCCACATTGGGTCGTAGATCCCTTGGAGTGGGTTATATTGGTCTTGCTCATTATCTTGCTAAGAATGGATGGAAATACGACTCACAGGAGGCCTGGGACGCAGTACATAAACTTACTGAGTCATTCCAGTATTATCTACTGAAAGCATCAAATGATATTGCTAAAGAGAAAGGTCCTTGTGCTGATTTTTCATCTACAAAATACTCTGATGGAATCCTACCGATTGATACATACAAAAGAGATGTAGATGAGATTACAAAGGTAGAACTGAAACATGATTGGGAAACTCTTAGGGGATCTATTCTTGAGTTCGGACTCAGGCACAGCACTCTGTCCGCACAAATGCCTTCGGAGAGCAGTTCCGTTGTGTCAAATGCCACAAATGGAATCGAACCACCTAGAGATTACCTGTCCATTAAAAAATCAAAGAAAGGACCTCTTAAGCAAGTTGTTCCGTCTTTTGGATCTTTGAAAAATAACTATACCCTACTATGGGATATGGAAGGTAATGATGGATACATCAAAGTAGTTGCAGTAATGCAGAAGTTCTTTGATCAGGCCATCAGTGGGAACTGGAGTTACAATCCAACTCACTATCCAGATAATGAAGTGCCTATTTCTGTTATGGCACAGGACTTTCTCGCCACATATAAGTATGGTTGGAAGACCTCTTACTATCAAAATACTTATGACATGAAGAGTGATGATGTAGATGTTGAAGAAGCGAAACCACAATTAGAAAAATTATTCACCGAACTATCAGAGGAGCAAGAGTGTGACAGTTGCACCATCTAAAAAAGTAGAAAGAATGACTGTTTTTAACAAACAGCATGTAGACACTAAGACTCAACCAATGTTCTTTGGTGCTCCACTTGGAGTCCAAAGATATGATGAGTATAAGTATCCAGTGTTTGATAAACTAACAACTCAAATGCTAGGATATTTCTGGAGACCAGAGGAGGTGTCTCTACAAAAAGACCGAGCTGACTATCAATCACTAAGACCAGAACAGAAACACATCTTTACATCCAATCTAAAATACCAAATTCTTTTAGATTCTGTACAAGGTCGTGGTCCTGGCATGGCTTTTGCACCATATTGTGCCTTGCCTGAACTGGAAGGTGCTATGAATGTGTGGCAATTTATGGAGATGATACATTCTAGATCCTATACATATATTATCAAGAACGTGTATCCGAATCCATCAGAAGTCTTTGACACGATTCTAGATGATGAAAAGATTTTAAAGAGAGCAAACTCTGTAACAGCAGCCTACGACGACTTTATAAATGATGCCCACGAATGGGATCAGGGACGTATGTGGGAAAAAGATTGGAAGGATTCACCTTCATCACAATGGACAATTCATGAACTCAAAAGGAAACTCTATCGAGCAATCGCAAATGTCAATATCTTGGAAGGAATTAGGTTCTATGTCTCCTTCGCGTGCTCGTTTGCTTTTGGAGAACTTAAGCTTATGGAAGGATCGGCAAAGATCATCAGCCTTATCAGTAGGGATGAAAACCAACATCTAGTTCTCACTCAACAGATTCTTAAGAAGTGGGCAGATGGAGACGATCCAGAAATGCAACAGATCGCAAAGGAAGAGAGAAGTAATGTAATAGGCATGTTCAAAAATGCCGTTGAAGAAGAGAAGGAATGGGCAGAGTATCTGTTCAGTGGTGGTTCTATGATAGGTTTGAATGACAAACTACTCAATCAATATGTTGAGTGGATTGCTAACAAGAGAATGAAAGCTCTTGGTCTAGATCCAATCTATGATCAACCATTAAAGAACAATCCATTGCCTTGGACACAACACTGGATCTCATCTAAGGGATTACAAGTTGCACCACAGGAAACAGAGGTTGAATCCTACGTTGTTGGTGGTATCAAACAAGATATCAAGAAGAATCAGTTCAGCGGATTCAAACTGTAGACTAAATAATATAAAAGTAGTCCTGTAAAGAATGGCTAAGCAACAAATTGGTGTAGGTTCTGCCAGTAATGACGGAACAGGAGACACCCTGCGACAAGGAGCAGTAAAGGTAAACGCAAACTTTAGCGAGATATACTCGATATTTGGTGATGCGACTAATTTGGTAAGCTTCGCCAAGACTTCTGGTATCTCTAGTGACTCTAATAAGTTTGGTGGTCAGTTACCTTCGTACTATCAAAATGCAACTAACTTAACCTCTGGTTTACTTTCACCTGATCGTTTACCAGAGGTTGTTGTAGCAACTGCTTTTAGTGGTGGGTTGATAGGAAGTGTAACTGGTAATGTTACAGGTGATCTCACTGGTACTGCATCTACATCTGTCAATGCTTCTTTTGCATATGGTATATCTGGACAACCAGATATCTTAGCCAAGGATATAGTTGCAGTCAGTATTGCTTGCACCAATGTTATAGGTGATCTTACTGGAGCTGCAGCGTATGCTCAGACTGCTGGACTTGGGAACTATGCTTTCGTAGCGGGTCTTTCTACGGACTCTCAGAGATCAGTCTATTCTCAACTCGCTGGTGTATCTACTGTAGCTGGGTATGCAACCACTGCTGGTATCGCCACTCTTGCAGTCAACTCTCAAGGCCTGACTGGATCACCTGATATTGTTGTTGGTCTTGCTAGTGGAACGTTCAAGGGTGATGGATCTCAACTGACTGGAGTTGTTGCTGCATCTTCTGGTATCCTTATTAGGGATAACGATACTCCTATTGGTATTGCTGCTAGTGTTAATTTTGGATATGGTTCTACAGTATCACCCCTATCTGCTGGTATTGTCACAGTAACCGCTGTTAACCAATACGATCAATTAGAAGTTTCTGGTGTCTCAACCTTTACTGGGGACATCAAACCAAATGGAAATATTACAGGTGATGGTAACACAGTCATAACTGGTGTAACATCTGCTTATATCACTGATGTTCATGGTGGATTGATTGGAAATGTAATCACCGCAGCACAACCAAATATCACATCACTAGGCACTCTAACTTCATTGAATGTCAGTGGTGACGTAAGTATTGGTGGAACATTAACATACGAAGACGTAACTAATATTGATTCTGTCGGTCTTATCACCGCAAGATCTGGTATGGTCGCTACTGGTGTTGTAACTGCAACAACATTTAGTGGTCCTTTAGCTGGAAATGCAGACACTGCTACTTCTGCTGGCACTGCAACCACTGCCTCACGGTCAAATAACATTGCAGTTGTTGATGAATCTACAGATACAACATGTAGTGTATTGTTCGCTGGGGAATCATCAGGATATGTTGCTGCCAAAACAGGAACTAACTTACTATTTGATGCAGTACAGGGAACTTTAAAACCCACAAATGTAAATGCAACTGGTATCATTACGGCATCATCATTCAGTGGTAATGCAACGAGTGCCACCACTGCATCTACTGCTGATGTTGCAACAAAAGTTACCGTAACGGATCAATCTGGTGACACTTCATGTAATCTCTTGTTTGCTCAAGCAGCAACTGGTGATGTTACACCTCATACTGGAAGTAATCTTACATTCAATTCCAATACAGGTCAGTTATACGCCACCCAGTTCAATGGATCTGGAGCTGGTCTTTCTAATGTACCAGCAGCTGCTATTACTGGTCTTAATGTTGATGCTAGACCACTCTGCAAACAGACAATATATAGTACGGCCACAAGTTTTAGTGTGATTGGTTGGCAAAGTGGTTGGACAGCAGCTCCATTTTCTGTTAGTATTACTCCCACTCAAGCAAGTAGTAAGATTCTAATTGAAGGTGCTATGTTTGCAGACGCTTACCAATATGATTATTCTTTCTTATATGGTATTAGAAGAGCGATATCTGGTGGCGCTACAACTAATATTGTTCCAGCAAACAATGGTAATTATAGACAAGGATCAATGGTAGTTGTTGCACCGTATAGTAACCTTAACTATAGAACCGATCAAGTTACTTACTCCCCATATCTAGATTCACCAAATACTACTTCTACAGTTACATACACGTTCATTATTAGAAACCAAACTACATCATCTTATGATTACTATATCAATAGAGATAGCTTTGATGGGGATAACTCAACTAGTAGAAGAACTTGGAGTCGTATCACCGTAACGGAGGTAAAATCTTAATGGCAACTTACAATCACGAAGCTATTCGTGCAGCATATCCAGACAAAAATTTATTAATTCAAGATGATATTGGTATATTTGATAGAGATATCAGTGACACTACACCGTTTGAAATAGATCAAGCGTTAGTAGATGCAGCTGCAGTCACAACAGATAA